ACTTGTGCTACTTTCGGTTATTGACGCTTGTGCTATAATTCTGGCATGAAAATGAACAGCATTACCACCCAACAAAAGAATGCCAATCGCCATACCGAACGGGGTATGACTGCCCTTGAACGTTCGATCCAACAGGATGGGATGATCGGGGCGTTGACGGTTGCCGCCAACGGGGAGGTGTTCGATGGCTCCGCCCGCCGCGAGGTCTTCGATGCGCTGGCCATGGATGATGCGATCATCGTGCATTCTGACGGCTCTAAGCCGATTATCCATATCCGTGACGATATCCTGAGCGCCGACGATCCCAAGGCGGTTCGCCTCGGTTTGGCTGCTAACCGCATCGCTCAAATAAATCTTGATTGGTCGGCTGATATCCTTGCTGAGATTCAAGCCACCGATGCAGCCTTGTTTGATGGTCTGTTTGATGATACTGAGCTAGCCGAAATATTCGCAGACATTGACGATCTGCCCATTGCTGGTGATGGTGGGGATGAATTCGATACCACGCCCCAAGACGGCGAAACACGGTGTAAGCTCGGTGATCTGTGGCAGTTGGGTGATCATCGAATGATCTGCGGGGATAGCACCCACGCCGATACCGTGGCGCGGCTCATGGACGGGGCGATTGCTGATTTAGTCTTTACCGACCCACCCTATGGCGTTGCCTATGCCGGTGGCACCGGCAATCTCCGCACGGAGATTGCAAACGATAATCTAGGCGATGATCAAACCCAAGCCTTCCTCATTGATGCGTTTACCATGTGGCCCCTCAAAAAAGGCGGCGTGTTTTATATTTGTGCCCCTCCGGGGCATCACGAGACGGCATTCCGTCTCGCTATGCGGGACGCTGGATTCCAGTTACGCCAGTGCCTTGCCTGGGTGAAACACAGATTTGTATTTGGTCGATCCGATTACCATTATCGGCATGAGTCGATCCTGTATGGTTGGCGCGACGGGGCAGCCCATTATTTCGTGGAGGATCGCACACAAGATACGGTCTGGGAGTTTGACCGTCCGATGGCCAGCCCCGACCACCCCACGGTAAAACCTCTTGGTTTAGTTGAGCGAGCCATTACGAACAGCAGCACTAAGAATCAACTCGTTTATGATGGCTTCCTTGGTTCTGGTACAACCCTTATCGCGTGCGAACGCACCAACCGCACATGTTACGGCCTTGAGATAGACCCGCATTATGCTGATGTAATCCTGAAGCGATGGGAGACAGAAACCGGCAAGACGGCGGTTCTCTGTAACAATGAGCCTCTAACATGAAAAAAGGCGAAGCCGAGATAGCGGCAGAGCGAGCTATCAAGGCCTTGGAGATGCGTAAAATGGGGTTTACGTATCGGCAGATTGCGGCCAAACTCGATGTAACAGAAGCAACCTCACACAGGGACGTTGCAAAAGCCCGTGACCGTCTGCTTGCAAAACAAGATACCATCGCTGCGGAAATGCGCGACCTTCACCTGTTGCGCTTAGAGGAAATGTATCTGAGCCTCCGGCAAAACCTCAAAGACGCTGACCTCAAAACCGTAGACCGTGCCCTGAATATTCTTAAGCGCGAAGCTGACCTTCTTGGCTTAGACGCTCCCCAGAAGCAAGAGATTAGTACCCCCGTAGAAACACCGTTCAAGGTCTACATTCAAACACCAGAGTTCGACCCCGATGATGCCTAGTACCGCTGAGCAACGTCCCTTCAGCGCCCACGGTGCGGTGCTGGCATTATGGCGCTGCAGAGATACCGAGGTGGTGATCGAAGCCGCCGCCGGTACAGGGAAATCGCGGGGCTGCCTTGAGAAACTGCACTGGTGCGCCCAAAAGTACAACGGCTGTCGCATCCTTATCGCCCGCAAAACACGCGAGTCAATGAACGAGTCAACCCTTGTCACGTTTGAGGAGCAAGTATTGCCCCAAGATTCCTACTTGCTCAGTGGCCCGAAGCGGGCGGGCAGATCAACCTACGAGTATGCCAATGGCTCGGTTATCGTGGTTGCTGGATTGATTGCCAACGGGAAAGATCAACGGGCCAAAGTCATGTCAACCGAATATGACATGATCTACATTCCCGAGGCGACCGAACTAGCCGAAGAAGAATTTGAGAAGTTAGTATCACGCCTCCGCAATGGTAAAATGCCCTATCAACAACTCATTGCTGATTGCAACCCTGATGCACCAACGCACTGGCTGCACCTGCGCTGTGATGCAGGACGCGCTACGGTGTTTTTTGGTCGTCACACCGATAATCCACGCCTCTATGACCAATTGACCAAACAATGGACTCCCTACGGCCTTGCCTACCTCAAAACCTTGGACGCACTCACTGGTACCCAACGCCTCCGCCTCCTCGAAGGTAAGCGGTCTATGGCAACAGGCGTGATCTTTGATACGTGGTCAACAGATAACATTAGCGAGGATGCGGATTACAAGGCCGGTGCTGGGGAGGTGTATTGGGCTGTTGATGAGGGGTACTCTGGCCAATATGACGACCGCACAGGATTATACACGGCAACGAGTCACCCACGGGTATTTCTTCTGGTGCAGCAACGGTCTGATGGTCGGTTGTGCGTCTTTTACGAATCCCACGCCATTGCAACCCAAGCGGACATGCATATCGCCCGCGTCCAAGCACTGCCCTATCCAGCTCCTGACTGGGCCGCCGTCGATAAAAGCGCCGCTGATCTGAAAGCACGGCTGTACGAACATGAGGGTATTGGTATTTGGAACAGCCCCGCCAATGTTGACGAGAGCCTGACGGTGACGCACCGGATGATTAGCCCCGATATCAACGAGTGGCGGCGTATTTTGGTGCATCCCCGTTGTAAATTATTGCTATCTGAGATATTATTATACCGACGCGATGATCACGGGCGTATTGTAAAAGCGTTTGACCACACGCTGGACGCGCTCAGGTATCTTGTGTGGCACTTTAGAACGGATTAGCTATGCCAGCTTTGTTTGAGGGGAAAGCCGCCTCTGATGGCGATTACAGCGATATTAAAACCGAGGGAGCCTACCGTCTGAGTTTTGGCGGATGGGGCAATGGATTGCTTGATGATCTGCCGGTTGACCTGCCCCGTTGGTGGTCGCCCCAACGTGATGCGCTACTGCGCTCAACGGTGCGACTCTGTGGTATGTGGGGCTGCGCGGTATCTACCGCCACAACCCAAGTCACGAGCAAGGGCTACGAGCTATCAGGCGACGTGCCACTCCGCAAACAGCGGGGGGATGATCTACTCCGCTATAGTGACCGACGCAACGGATGGGTATCGTTCCTCGGTAAAATTATCAAAGATTACTGCACCACCGATAATGGTGCGTTTATCGAGATAGTCCATCAAACAAGCGCGGCTGGCAGTCGTATTGTGCGCCTTGAGGTTTTGGACTCGCTCCGCTGTACCCGCACTGGCGATATCGAAACACCCGTTCTCTACCAAGATAAACATGGCCACTACCACGAATTGCAAGCGCATCAGATTATAGATTTTGTGGACATGCCGTCCAGTGATGCAACGTGGAATGGCGTCGGTCTCTGTGCTGCAAGCCGTGCATATACGGCTATTCTTAAACTATCGGCAATGGATCGCTACCTGATCGAAAAAGTCACGGGGCGTCGAGCGCTAGCAGTGAATTTTATCAGTGGCATTAGCCCCAAAACCTTAGAGTCGATTGTCACCACCGCCAAAGACGACGCGGCAGCCAAGGGAATCCAGCACTACATGGGCATGATTCTGGCTGCTGTTGGTGGGGATCGTCCCGTATCCAATGTGCAAATTAATCTTGCTGAGTTGCCCGACGGATTCAATCGAAAAGAAGAGTGGGATATTGCATTGCTTACCATGGCGAATGCGTTGGGCATTGACGTGCAAGACCTCCAGCCAATGAGCGGTCAAGGTCTTGGAACCGGCGCACAATCCCAAGTGCTGAATCGCAAAGCAAAACAAAAAGGGCTGGCGACCTTGCAGCAGCAACTCGTGCATAAAATTAATGAGTTCGTGTTAGCGCGGGGTACGACCTTTGCGTGGTCAGAAACCGACTATGCCGATATGCACGCCGAGGCCGAGATCAATAAACTAACGACCGATGATCTCGCCCTATTAGTCGAGCGGGGCATTATTACGTCGCTCAATGCAGCACAGGTCAAGGTTGATAAAAACCAACTGCCAGACTATGTGTTGCCTGCGGGCGATATGACCGAGGATATGACCATTACCGATGCTGATGGCAAGCCAGCGGAACCCGATGCGCTCTTGCCCGACGAGGTGGCCACCAATGTATAACGTCAAAAGCATTGTTCCCACAACCAATGTGACGATTGCAGAGCTAGAAAAGCAACTGAGCAAAGCCCTCGATACCACGGCATCGGACGTCAACCAACGCTTTGCACGGGTTACACGCCAATGGCGCACACCCGTAACCTTTGCCACGGAAACACCAACTACAAACGAGCGCACCATAACAACACAGAGCGACATATTCCTATACAATGACGAGGGGACCCGCCCGCACCGTATCAATCCACGGCGTAAGCGGTTTCTACATTTCTATTGGGGGCGACAAGGACGGTGGGTCTTCAGTAAGGGTGTCAATCACCCAGGCACGAAGGCAAAGAAAATCACGCACGGCATTGCGGTTGCAATCCAGCCCGTCCTTGAATCGAATATTCAGTCAGCAATCACGGAGGTCTAACATGGCAAGTGCCACGAAGTTTAGCGAAATACCCAACGCGAGCATTACCCAGAATGGGGATGGGACAAATAGTCCCAATGTGTTTGCAGCAAGCAGCGGCAGCGGCGCAACCGCCGATCAAGTGCAGGGCACCGCAGCGGATGGAGCCGCCGCTGTCGGGAAGCCCGTTCAAGTCGGGGGGAAGGATGATTCGGGGAATGCCCAAACGATCCACACAGACACCAGTGGCAACCTGATTGTCGTTGGGGCTGCTGATGATGGGGCGGCTGTGGCTGTTGGTGCTCCTGTGCAGATGGGAGGCAAAACCGACAGCGGTGGAATACAATCCCTCTTTGTTGACGATGAGGGGAAGTTGAAGACCCAGATCACAGGGATTAATCTCAACTATGCGTGGGTTGGAGTACCAAGTGACGTTGACGCAAGCAACACATATGTGCTCTATACAGAGGCGCAAGAATCCCGTTATAACGGCGTGACGTGGGAGCGGCTCCGTACACCAAATAAAGGCAAATATATCCAACTCGCAAGCAGCGCCGCTGAGCAAAACATCTGGACACCGGCGGCAGGCAAAAAGTTCCGACTAATGGGGTTTATTCTAACGACTGACGTTGATTGTAACTTGACTTTTCGGGACAATCCCACCGGCGCTCTTATTTTTTTGGCATCAGCAAAAGCCCTCGTGCCCGCGATCACCCCTCCCAATTTAATCAATGGTTTTTTGTCGGGCAACATCAATCGTATTTTGACCATTCAAGCAAGCGCCGCCGCCACAATCTTTGGCACTGTCTTCGGCTGTGAGGAATAAATTATGAGTCATATGGTACAAATCACCAATGTAGGTCGTATGGGCATTGATACGGTCGTGCTAGCAGGCACGGTTGATGGTACTGCGTTGACGGCCACCGCGTGGTGGGATAATGATGCAAGCCCCTCCGATGATGAACGGATGGGTTACTTTCGAGAGTGCTTACGAGATGCGTATATTGCGCAAGCATGTGAGGAACAGCCCACATTGATTGATACCACACCCATCCCGACGGCGGTTGTTCCTCCTCCAAAGGAATAAATTATGACGTTTTTTGTCACAAAAGAACAAAATAGCTACCGCTGGATTGCCGTCAGTAGCACGGCATATCGTGATCGGGATGGCGAAATTATTAGCACAAAAGCGCTAACCGATGACGTAGCCCGTGCGGATGCCACCAAAGACTATGGGCCAATGGTCTGGTGGCATATGCCCCATGTAATCATTGGGCAGTGCGACTTCAATATGATGGTGGGCAAGTCGCTTATCGAAAGTGGAACCTTTACGAACTCCATCGTCGCCAAAGCCATGGCAACACATGCCGCTGACCTCGGCCTGAGCATTGGGTATCGACACCCGATGGGAGAACCCGATAGCAATGGCGTATTTCATACAATCCAGCGCATTGAACGCAGTATTTTACCTGCGGACAAGGCCTCTAATATATTTACCAACTTAGCCGTGGAGGTGCCCGTGAGTATCAAAGCTAATCTCAAAAAACTGCTAACCTTTCGTGACCTCGTGGGGGATGATACGCAAGTAGAAGCCTTCCTCACGGCGGTTGTCGAAACCGAACAGACCGCAGACGACGCGGGAATTGCATCAAAAGAACTACAGGAGACAAGCATGCCAGTCCAAATCAAAGAAGATGTGGTTGCTACGGATGCGGTTGCAGAACCCACCGCAGAAACCTATATGATCGACGAAGCGACCTGCGCCACGATTGCAGATATGGTGGTAGCAAAACTTGCCCCGATGCTTCAAGCAACCAGCGCAAAAGCAACCACGGACGTTGCTCAGGTGCAGGAACAAGTCAACGCGGTCAAATCAGCAAGCGAAAATACTGCACTCTTAATTGCATCCCTCAAGGCTGAATTGGCAGCCAAAGAAGCAGCAACCAGTGATCTTGCAACCCGTATCAAATCCCTTGAAGGGGATCAACCAGCAGGCTATGGTTTTCAAGCAAGCACTGCACCATCGACAGTAACGGACAAGTCGTTCGCCCCACCATCTGACAATGGTCTGATGCAGAGTGTTGAGTTTTTGATGGGCACGCGCTAGGCGGCGTGGTTTTCCATGGAACATTGTAGTTTTGAATAGCGAGGTATCCCATGTTGAGTGATCGTGAACTCTTAGAGCAGTTGGCAGTCGAACGATTCAAGGCCGCCGGTACTCCACCCAATGCCGCGTATATGCACGGCCCCACGGGTATGTTGTCTCCCCTTGGATTGGGGCCAACCCTTTTTAGTGCGATGGTTACACCCAAGGGGTTGTCTGCAACCTTGCCGGTGTTTTTATCCAATGAGACCAATCCGGTCTATGCGATTTTGACGGGTATGACGGCCAGCACGGGCACCGAACCCGCCGCCGCCTGTGGTGACTTCCCCCAAGCTGGGGCCTTGAAAACCTGTGCCCAAACATGGACATATGGCCGCTTAGGGCGCGAATCCACCATCTTGCAGGTGGATAAAATCGGGCAGCGCATCAATCGCGGCGAGTTTATGGATCAGCGCATCCTGAACGATCCCTTTGCTCCTATTGAAAATGTCACAATGGCAGATCGTTCGCAGATTTTGAAAAATGAATGTGCGACCAAATTGTGGGAACTCAACCTTGCCATGGCGCGTGATTACGCACGCCTAGTCTACACCGGTAATCCAGCAAACACGGCTGGCGATGAAGGCTACATCGAGTATAACGGCCTTGATATTCTTATCAACACGGGCTACCAAGACACCTATACCGGCGTTGCATGTCCCGCCGCTGACAGTATTGTGAATACATTTTCAAGCGTCAATGTTGCAACCGATCCAGGCGCAACCGTGCGCACCATCACCGAATTACTCAATGCCCTGCGCTACCGTGCAGAACAGTTGTTTCTTGATGTTGAGTTCAAGATGGTAGGGCGCTACAGCTTATTCCGAGCGTTGTCCCGCATTTGGCCATGTGGTTATTTGACTGACGGATGTACCGTACCGAGTGGCTCAGCAAACAACATTGATGCGATGCAAGCCATGGCGCTCCGCGATAGCATGCGCACCGACCACTACCTTTTGATCGAGGGAATCAAGGTTCCCTTTATCATTGATGATAGTATTGCCCAGACGGGGGCTAGCCCAACCCATGACAGCACCTTATACATCGTGCCAACCGGCATAGTGAGTGGCGAACCGGTTTTGTTCTGGGACTTTTTTAATATGCAATATGCCGCGGAATGCGGAAACATGATGGCCCCAAACGGCTCATTCAGTGTCACCGCCGGTGGGCGTTATCTGCTTGAAAAGAAAGCTGCTACCAATGAGTGTATCGCGGCCCGCATTCTTGCAAAGCCCCGCTTGATTTTACGGACACCATTCTTGGCGGCTCGCTTGACGGATATCCGGTATACAACCTACCAAGAAGAGCGGTCACCATTCCCAGGCGATGCAAACTTCGTCAATGGCGGCAATACATCCTATCCAGCGCCAACCTACCTTCCATTGCAATAAGGTGTATTATGAGAGCGGGCATTGCACCCGCTCTCAACTCAATGGAGGTATGGAATGGGCTGTACAACATGTGGCGGCAAAGCCGCAAAGGAACGACCAATGGATATTTTACAAGCAGTCGAAGGTGCCACCCAACCCGAAGGCACGGTACATCTTGCCTATACGAAGCGCCAACAAGGATGGGTTCCGTTTGCCGTCAATGGACGGGCATACCGTGGCCGCGCTGGGTCTTCAGTCTTCGCCCATAAAGATGATGTTGCCCGCTTAGTGGGACTGGGTGCATGGGCGGTTGTGCCCGCACCGGTCGCTGATGAAGTAGCGGTTGCTGAGAAGCCCAAACACAAGCGATAAGGATCGCCCATGTGCTGTTCAGAAGGGAAAACAACCATGCCAAGAATAAAAATAGTCATGCCTGCCAACCCAACCGCCATCCCAAACAAGCAAGAAACAATAGACCAAGCGGAGCAGAGAATCCATCAAATCGTGCAAGAATACATCGAAAATACCGACAATTCCACGGATAAAAACGTTGTTACAGATATTCACGATAGCGTAAGAGAGCGATCTAATGCCCGTAAATCTCGCTAATCTGTTCTGGTTTATGTTGGCAACCTGCGCCGCGTATCGTGTTGCCTATATGATCAGCATGGAAAGTGGCCCATTTCGCAGCATGGAAACAGCACGCGGGTGGGTTTTTACGCGCTTCCCCCCCGTCAAAGACGCATCAGGGATACTCATCGAATCGTGGCAATGGGAAGGCATCAACTGCCCACTCTGTGTGTCGTTTTGGTTGAGCATTCCATTCGCTGCGCTTGCGAATTGGGGTGGTTTTATTGGGCAGCTTGTGCTAGTATGGCTGGGTATGGCCGGTTTGATTTTGATTATCCATAAGGGGGTATCGTAATGTTATCCCTCGAAGCGTTTCGGCGCGAAGTAGGCTGGAATCCCTATCATTTTTGGGGCCTTGCAAACGAGCTTGTACCGATTGAATCATCGTGCAAGGCATTAGTCCAACAATATAATTGGCAAGCAACCGATGCAATCGGGCGAGCCGAGATACAAGAAGCAATTTTACGCGCAGAAGACAAACTGCAAGAACACTTGGGCTATGCCGTAGGACGACGGTGGACGACGGTCGATGTATCGTGGCCAGATTATTTTCAGTCGGGGGCAGAACCATGGTGGGCGGGTGCAATTGCGCTCCCAAACGAGGGGTACATTGGGTCGTTTGGGGTTGAGACACGCACACCTATTCAACTTGGGGCGACGGTTGTGTTGACGGATACCAATAGCGATGGTGTTTTGGATACCTTTACCATCACGGCTGCAACCACCGTTACCGATGCAACCCAGATAGCACTTTTTGTACCAGCGGCAAACCAAGTTTTAGACCGTACCCAAAATGGCGAGGACTGGCACATCACGCCCATTCGCACGACCATTACCGGCGGCTTTGCAACCATCACCGGCGCATCGTGGCTATTGATTCGGCCCGTACTGTACGAGGGTGTTGCAACCAGTGCCAACGGCCTAGACCCAAACGATGCGACAAACTACCTCAGCACCATGGACGTGTATCAGGTTGTTTCTGGGGGGAGTCACGGCGCAGCATATTACGACTATGCGCCCTATCCCCAATGGTGTTGTCCAAGTATCAGTGACCCCGCAGCCGTCGCCTATACTGATATCCGAGCTGGGGTTGTGCATCCATTGTTTGGTACCATCAATCCCGTTGTCAGTGTCCAAAACACAACCACGTTGTTGTGGACGGCGGCCAACACTTGTTCATGTCGACCGCCTGACAGAGTACGACTCAATGTTTATGCCGGTGTTCCACGGGCGAACACCTATGATCTCGATCCCTATTGGCAACGGGTCGTAGCCAGATTAGCCATTGCTGAGATTCAAGGCGAGCCGTGCGGGTGCGAGGCAGCCAATCATGTGTGGGCATATTGGCAACAAGATGTTTCTCGTACCAGTGGGCCAGACCAGTATGCTTTCAAAGAAACAGCGCTCAATAATCCGTTTGGCGTCAAGCGTGGGCATATCGAGGCATGGCACGCCGTGCTTCGCAAGCAACATATTCAGGCATTATCAATTCAGTAGCATGTGAGGTATTTCTTATGGCTAGCAAAGATCAAATCCGAACACAAGGGCACAACCGTTTATGGCTACAGGTTGGCGAAGCATCGCCTGTCAATCCCACCGTGCTATCAAGCGTAGGAACCCAGCATCTGGGATTGTCCGGCCTGAGTAACCCCCTTCGGGGCAGTATTGATCGTATCCGCGTCTTAGACCCCCGCAACGCCAAACAATACAAAACCGTTGGCACTTCAGAAGGGCCAGCAGACTTTGCAACCGCGACCCTACTGATTCGGGAAGTCCATGCGGCGGTTGTCAAACTACTGGCAGAACAATGCGCGTTCAACCTGTACATCGCATCAGGGAAGTGTACCAACTTATCGAATTGGTCGAGTGGCTGGAGCGACTATGTGCGCATCCTCTCCGGCTGCGAAACAATGAACGTTGATAATGGTGATCAGGTTCCTTTTGACAGCGATGATGTTATTGAGGACAGCCTCGAACTTACCATCACCGGCGGGGTGTATGATGTTGGCGGACTCGTCTTTGGCGAACAAGCGGCAACCACTGTCTCCGTTGAAATGCTCGACATTACGTATGGTGATAGCGCCCAGTGTGGGGACTGTGGCCCCGCAAACGATGGTACCAAGTTCATCTATGGGCTATCGACCACCGGTGTGAGTCCAGCAGGCGTGGTCTATAGCGTCGATGGCGGAGCAACATGGACAGCCCTTGCCATTACGGGGATCGGTGCAGCCGAAGTCCCGACGGCGATTCGCGTTGTTGGGCAATACTTGGTTGTCTTCTCGAAATTGGGCGGCGGTGCGACATTGAGTAGCCACTACATTAGTCCGCTCAACCCTAAAACCGGCGTGCCAAGCAGCACATGGACAGAAGTAACCTCCGGCTATGTTGCAACGTTTACTGCCAATGACGTTTTTGTCGTATCACCATCCGAAATATACATCGCTGCTAGCGGGGGCTATGTCTATGGTTCGTCTGATATCGCATCTGGCGTGACCGTCTTGACGGCGGGCGATGCAACAGTAGAAGACCTGAAGCGTATCCATGGCACTGATGATGGGGTCATTGTTGCCGCTGGGAATAACGGAGTTGTCTTGAAGTCGCTTACCCGTGGGACAACATGGGCCACGACCGTCACGTTCCCTGTTGTTGCTACATTGACGGGTGTCAATGTATTAAGTGCTGATCGTTACTGGGCAACATCATCGGCAGGCAACGCATACTACACCTTAGACGGAGGGGAAACATGGGCACTGAAGGCATTTGCTGGAAGTGGCGCTGGCTCCATCGCCGACATTCGTTTTGCCACGAATGAAGTTGGATATATTGCCCATACGACCGCTGCACCCATTGGTCGCGTGTTGGCAACCATTGACGGTGGCAATACATGGAACAATACCGCAAGCCGCATCGTCAACATGCCTACGAATTTACGCATCAATCGCCTTGCTGTCCCGTTGGCTGCGAACCTGACGGTCTTGGCGAATAACGTCGCTGGGGCTGGGTTAGATGCAGGAACCGACGGATTGATCTTATTAGGGAAAGCGAACATGCGTTAGGGGGTCATATGACTGAGTATACATTTCGGCGCGGCGGGCCAGAAGGCATCACCGTCCAGATCAAAAATATAACGCGCTATCAATGCGCGATGCTCCGCTCGGCTTTGGATGTAAAGTATCCAAAGCCAAGTCCACCTATTGAGGAAACAAATCTCGGCCCTGTTGCAAATCCATCACACCCCGATTACATCGCCGAGGTTGAGGCATGGTCGGTAGCCCAGCAAAATCGACTCAACGTCGTGGTATTACATGCGTGCGTAACAGCGGATGCTGAATTGATTACAGGTTCGCTCGCACAACTGGATGAACAAGTCGCAGACACCCGTGAGTTTATGGAGTCCATTGGGTTGCAGTCAGATATTGAAACAACCTATGAGCGGGATGTGTTCTCGGTTGACGATAGCCCACTTGTTCGTTTCCTGTATTTGGTTGCAGCAGCAGGCGATGCAAAACACCTCATGGACGTGCTCGATATTATCGGGCGCAGCCTTGATAGTCGAGAGGTTACACAGCAAGCCGTCGCTAATATGTTTTGATGTTTGCTACAAGGGTGTTCCCGTGCGAGAGTGGCCGTTGCAACGCGGTCATGTCTCGTACAATCGTATTTATGATGAGGTACAGGCGCGGATATGGGCAGGCGAAACAACAGCATCCTATGCCGCGCTCTCGGAACTAGAACAAGCATTGATTTTTGAAGCCTATGCAAGCTCGCGATTGATTGCCGCCATCGAGGCAGACGAACATGCAAAAGCGGTCAAGCAGGCGCAGAAGAAACAGAATCGAAAATAGAACAGAGGTACGGTATGGCACTAGAAACAGTTGGCATTCGGCTTATTGCGGACGGCGCGGGTAACTACTTCCGTGACATTGGCAAGGCCATAAGTCTGCAGGCGGATTTTAGTGCCGCCACGAATACCACCGCAACTGCCTTTAATACGTTCAATGCAGCGGCCTCAAAAACAAAGCTCGATACCCTCAACAATCAACTTGATGTGCAGCAAACAAAACTTGGGTTACTTGCGCAGTCACTGGTTGAAACATCCAATAAATATGGCGAAAGCTCGGTGCAGGCGCAGAAAAAAGAGCTTGCCCTCCAACAACTGAGTCAACAGATTAGCACCACCCAAGATAAAATCCTTGCCATGACGGTGCAAGTTGATCGTGAAGCGGCGGCTATGGCGAATGCGATCACCCCAAACGAAGCGCTCCGTCGGAGCATCGAAGAAGAAGCGAAAGCCGCCGCACTTGCAGAGAAAAGCACCGGAGCCTTTAGCGAAATAGCCATTGGTGGATTGCGTCGCCTTGGTGAAATCGGGACGAATGCACTTATTGACCTCACTAAGAACTTTGGTGGATTTCTCACCAGCACCATTGGCGCGGCGGGCGATCTTGAGGCAACCATGAATACCTTTGCAAGCGTCACGGGATCGAGCGTCAAGGATGCGGGCCTCAGCCTTGATCAATTCAAGGATAAGTTTCTCCAACTTGGCGCGGCCACTCAGTACAGCGCGACGCAAGCAGCCGAGGCAGGAAACGAACTCGCTAAGGGTGGTGTTGCCATCAAAGATATTATGGGCGACGCAACCGAGGCGACGTTGAATCTTGCGAGTGCAGCGGGCCTTGAACTTGCACCGGCTGCCACGATTGTAGCGAAGCAATTAGGCGTATGGGCTGATAGCGGTGTAACGGCAACACAAGTAGCGGATCGCCTTGCGCAAGTTGCTAATGCGTCCACGGTTGACGTTGACGAGTTAGCCGGTGGGCTGTCCAATGTTGGGGGCGCGGCAAAAGCAGCGGGTCTCTCCTTCAACGAGACGGTCGATATCCTTGGCCTTGTTGCGCCCTCATTTGCAAGCTCGGAAACCGCTGGGACAGCCTTTGCGAACTTACTCATTGGATTGCAACCAAAAACAAAGACGGCAACCGAGGCAATGACGACCCTTGGGCTATATACCAAGGATACAGGATCGGTGTTTTATGATGCGCAAGGCGCATTCATCGGAACGGATAAGGCGATAGGATTCCTAGA